TACTATTTAAAATATACAGTTGCTCCTGCTATGACATATAATGTAGAAAAGAACATAATGCGTACAGAGTTGATTCAAGAAAAGTTTGATAATGCATTTATGAAACTTGACCTAATGGAGTGTGATCTTGCTATTAGAACACAAGCAAAAGTAAACTTAAATAGTATTTATTATATGATCTCAGGATCAATAGCTGCTGCAAATAACTGTGCTGTAGACACAGCAAACAGATTATACATGCAAGCAGATCGCATGTTAAATAACTTTATTAGAAATAATTGTGGTTGTACAGGAAATAACTACATTATAAATTTTTATTAAGATGGCAAACTGTAGAAATTGTGGAACTAAAGTGGGCTGTGGATGTCAATTAATTAATGGCTTGTGCTCAGCGTGTCATCATGCTGCTCAACAAGCTGCAAAACTTATTAAATATGTTGCAGCCAAGATTAACTAACTGTATAGAATGTGCTAGCATTCCTGCCTTACTTACTGATATTGATTGTAAACTTACAGATCTAGCTAACCAAGAATACAACAATATCATATTCTCTATGACTAACTATTTACCTGGTCCTGTGATTGGTGATCTTTTGAATTACAAAAGGATATTAACCTATAAATATTGTAATCCAGATTATGCCATAAGATTCAGTGTGCAACAAATAGCTAGTAGAGTTAAAGTGTTAATTCATAAATAAATTAAAAATGTCTTGTTCAAATTGCCCTCCTGAACCTTGTTATAACGGATGCGTACAAGTTGTATCTGACCAATGTGTTAGATATACAGGTCTTGATAGCATACCTTTAGATATATCATCTGGAGATAATCTTCAAGTAGTTATAGAAAATATAATTGATAAGCTAGTTCCTTTATTAAGTGGAACAGGTGACAAAATTACTATTGCATCAGCTATACGTTGTGCAATTGTAAATGGTTATTTACCTACTCCAGTTGGCACTAACCAATGGACTTCTGAACAACTGTTCCAAACATTAGTTGAAGTGGTTTGTGATTTACAAACTCAAATTACTGCAATTGATGCTGAGATAGATGCGTTGAATGCTAATTATAACATTGATTGTCTTGATGGTGTAACTTCTAGCTCAGATACACATGCTATTGTCCAAGCTATCATAAATAAGCTTTGTGAAACAGTAGATGATCTAACTACATTAGAACTTGATGTAGATACAAACTATGTTAAGCTTGCAGATCTTGATGCCTTGATAGCAGCTTATATAGCTAGTCAAGGTGGTGGTAGCTCTACTCAACAATACTTAAAAATGGTTCCTTATGTAGCATATGAATACTATGGATCATTAGCAAACTTTGATGGGTCAGGCATTGGCATCCCAGCAAATGGTTTCTTCAAGGTATATTTATGTAATGGTCTAAATGGCACCCCTGATAAAAGAGGACGTGTTGCTGTTGGGGCTATTCAAAGTGTACCAGGTGGCCCATTAGATGCTGCAGTAAATCCTGCTAATGCTGGTAATCCAAACTATGCTTTATCTAGTACATCAGGAGCAAACACTGTAACACTTATTACATCACAAATGCCTTCTCATTTACATACTGGAATAGGAACAACAACTGTTACATTAAATGATCCTGGTCACTTCCATTATGTTGGTAATACACCAGAAGGTTGGGATAGTTCAGGTAGTATTGGTATTGTAAATAGAACTCCTTCAAATGTTCAAACTACAACTAGTACAACTGGAATAACAGTTACTTCTAATACTCCTGGTAACGTAGCTCTTGGAATTGATAACACAGGTGGTGGACAAGCTCATGCAAACATCCAACCTGTCATAGCTGCATATTATATTATGTATATTCCTTAATAGATTAAACCAACAATAAATGGCTTGTTTACCAGGAATGAACTGTGGAGGATATCAATCAAATGATTGCTGTCCTGAGGTTAATTCAAATTGCGTAGATTATTCTGGACCTAACTTACCATGTTCAGGTGTGCAAACACATGACTGCCTCACACTTGCTATTGAAAAAATAGATGATAAGTTGTGTAGAGTGGGTAATGGTACGTCTGGTACATCAGGCTCTTCAGGTCAAACATTTGGTACAGCAGGTACATCAGGTACTTCTGGCACAGCTGGCACAGCTGGTACAGCTGGCTCTTCAGGTACTGCTGGTATTAATGGATCAAGTGGCACATCTGCCACATCAGGTAGTTCTGGTCGAACTTTTGGAACATCTGGTTCAAGTGGTTCTTCTGGAACTTCTGCGTCTAGTGGAACGTCTGGTTCCTCTGGTACATCTGCCACAAGTGGTTCTTCTGGAACCAGTGCTACTTCTGGTAGCTCTGGTACATCTGGCACTACAGGAACTGATGGTTCTAGTGGAACTTCAGGAACTAATGGAACTTCAGGATCTTCTGGAACCTCAGCTACTTCAGGCTCATCTGGTACATCAGGAACAAGTGCTAGTAGTGGCTCCTCTGGAACTGCTGGTACCTCAGGAAGCTCTGGTACAGCAGGTATTTCTGGTGATAGATATTTAACATCTTCTTCTACAAACTTTACACTTGGTAATGCTGGTACTATAACAGTAGCAGCAGGGTTGGCATATTCTGTTGCTCAATCAGTATTAATTGCATACAATGATACAAATTATCAACAATCTGTAGTTATAGCATATAATCCATCTACAGGAGTATTACAATTTGATACTCCATCAACAACAGTTGGTAGTGGAACATTTAGTGCATGGCAAGTAAATCTTGCAGGTGCTGCTGGTGGTGATGGTTCTTCAGGAACTTCTGGATCAAGTGGTACGTCTGGAACTGATGGTTCAAGTGGATCAAGCGGAACAGCTGGAACCTCTGGAACAGATGGTTCTAGTGGCACAAGTGGAACATCAGGTACATCAGCATCAAGTGGAACTAGTGGAACATCTGGGTCAAGTGGTACTACTGGAACGAGTGGAACAAGTGCATCGTCAGGTACTTCAGGTACCTCTGGGTCATCAGGAACTACAGGAACATCTGGAACAACAGGCACTAGTGGAACAAATGGTTCTAGTGGAACATCTGGAACAAGTGGTTCGTCAGGTACATGTGGTACTTCTGGTACTAATGGTTCTAATGGTTCTAGTGGTACATCTGGTACAAATGGAACTAGTGGATCAAGTGGAACAACTGGAACTTCTGGAACAAGTGGAACAACTGGAACCAGTGGTACAAATGGAAGCTCAGGTACAACAGGAACTAATGGTTCCTCTGGCACATCTGGCACAAACGGTTCAAGTGGAACAAGTGGTACTAGTGGATCTTCTGGAACAAGTGGTACAAGTGGTTCATCAGGAACTAGTGGTGCACAAGGTGCTGCTGGTAGCAGTGGTACAAGTGGTTTAACAGGAGCTTCTGGTTCAAGTGGTACATCAGGTCAAACTGGTGCTTCAGGTTCATCAGGAACTTCTGGTCAAACAGGAGCATCAGGTTCTAGTGGTACTTCTGGAACTAATGGATCTTCTGGAACTTCTGGTGTTAGTGGAGCAGCTGGTTCCTCTGGAACTTCTGGTGCTAATGGAGCTAACGGTAGCTCTGGTACTAGTGGTGCAAATGGGGCTGCTGGTTCTTCTGGGACTAGTGGTGCTGGTACAATTAGTGGTACATTAAACAGAGTGGCTAAATTCACTCCTAATACAACAACAGTAGGAAATAGTTTATTGTTTGATGATGGGTCAGGAATAATTAATATAGTTGGTACAGGTAATGCTGCTAGTTATGGTTTTCAAATAGGAGAGGGAAGAACCAGTAGTGGAAATGCTTATATAGACTTTATAGGTGATGCTACGTATACAAATTATGGATTAAGAATAATTAGAGCAGATAGTGGTGCTAATGCTACTTCTACAATTACACATAGAGGAACAGGAGGATTATACATTGAATCAAATGAAGCAGCTCCTATTATTTTTAGAACAAATGTAGGAGGTGCATTATCAGATGCAACTAGTGGTATTAGAATTGTAGCTCCAATTGCTCCAGCTAATTACAACTGGTTAATTGGTGCACAAAATAATGTAAGTAATGGATTTGAAATAACACCTTCAACAGGTGCTGGTGGTACATCTTTTACTAGTCCTGCTATAGTTATACATGCGATATCACGTAATATATCTATTGGTGGTACGGCTGATAATAGTTTTAGAGTTGAAGTGATAGGCACTTCTGATTCAAAAGTTAAAATAAAAACAACAGGACAAAATTCAGTTGCTAGTCTTGTAATTAATGCTGAAGGAAGTTCAGGAATTGCTAATGGAGATGCAACAGTCTTTTTTGATTGTTTGTCAACTGCATGGGTAATTGGAGTAGATAAATCAGATTCTTCTAGATTTAAAATTGCTTCAGACCCATTTGGAGATTTTAGAGATGACGTTCATTTAACTATATTAAATGAGGGAGATAGAACAAATGTTATAGTAGGTGGAACTTCACCAGGAGCATCTGCAGCTAATAGAGGAAACTTAACAATAAATGGTGTATCCACTTCAATTCTGTCTTTCTCTGCATCAGATGTTCAAAAAGGATATTTATATTATAACGGTGGTGATTTTGTTATGAATTATGGTGGGGGCAGTTTAACTTTTGAAGGTAACACTGCTACTGCAATGGTCATCTCATCTAGCGGTGGTGTAGGTATTAGAACTACTCCTGGCACACTTCAATTAAATGTAAATGGTAGTACCAATGGAATTAATTTAGAAAGTAGTGTTTCTTCTGTAAGTACAGTTACACCAAACTTTACAATATTAGAAACAAGTGTTTCTAGAACTATGACAGGTTACAGTTGGGATACTACACAACCTTTAGCTGTTATAATTACGCAAACCTCTCCAACACCTTTGGGAATATGGAGAGCAAGCAATGATGCTGTTGGTGCTAACTTAAGAGGTTTTAAATCAAGAGGAACAGCAGGGGTTCCTTTATCTCCTTTAGATGGAGATGTATGTTTCTCTGTTGAAGGATGGGCTATACATGGTAGTGGTCCTAATATTCCAAAATTTGGAGGAGGTGTTAGATTTATAAAAGATGATGCTTACGGTACAGCAAGCACCTTTGCTCCAATGAGAACAGAATTTTGGAATGCTAATACTACTACAACTACACAAATAAATATGACAATCTATCCAGATGGTAGTACATATTTATTAAATAGACTTGGAATTGGTGCGGTTGCCCCTTCTAGTGTTAATCTTTTCTTAAAAGGAACTAGTGTTGACAGTCCTATTTTTAGAATGGATGGTGTTACTCACACTGTTGTTTCAATGGGTGATAGAACAACTGGAACAACAGATACTGGTTATTTATCACTAGTTAATGCTGGAACTACAAGAATAGATTTAAACTCAGACACTGGAGGATATAGTTATTTTAATGCAGGTTCAATTGCAATAGGTTCTTCTTCTGCTCCATCTTATACAGTACACGTTTCAGGAAA